GCAACAACACCGCACAGGGTCTTACAAGGGCACAGGGCTTATTCTATAAGGTGAAGCCGAAAAGCGCAAAAACAGATAAAAAAAGAAAAAATCGCCAATTAAGGCTTTTTAACAAAAATAATTTGGTGGGTTCAAAAAATCTCCGTATCTTTGCACCGTGATTCAGAAAATGAGTTATCAATTAAAATTTGAAATTATGGCAATTTATAAAGTAACATCGGAAACCGAGAACCTTATCAGTGTAAACGGTAAAGCAGTACAACAAAACATTGTACGCACACATAGAGTGATAGACGGTAATATGGACGATGTGGCAAGGGTGGTATATAAGAAGCAGTTAAACTTCTTGGTATTGAACACTATAGACAAAGCCACAGAAGACGTAAAAACCATCTTCACAAGTAAGGACAACGTAAACCACATTAAAGAAATGGGTTATTGTGTTACTCAGTTGTGTAACAAGTTGGGTGACGGTGTTTCTAATATGCTGACGTTGTCACAGACAACAGAACGTATCGGATAAGTTTAACTCCTGTGGTGTAAAAGCCACAGACACAAAATAAAAGGTGTATGGACACAAAGAAGAAAGAAGAAGCACTGTTGATGTTGCTTCAAGTATTGAACAAAGCCTGTGACGATATGGACTATATCGCACAGGGCTTGAACTCAGAACAAAAGAACCTGTTAAATACCGTAACAGATACGGTTTTAGACGCAAGAACCGTGGTTCAAGATGTTCTGATGCAAGATAAGAAAGACGGTCTGTTAGTGAACAAGTTACAAGACGAGTTCACACAGGTTCTTGACTTCTTATCAGAAAACAGACTGATGTCTGAGTTTATCAAACATAAAAGTAAGTACGATGAATAAGAAAGAAAAGATTGAGGTGATAGAATCCACCTGTGCAGTTGTCCTTTGGACAGTTATCTGCTTTGTAGTAATTAGCGTCTTTGGTTCTTGCACCACTTCACAGAATGTGGCAGCAAAAGGGCGCACAGTAATAGTAACAACGGACACCACCGTAGTAAATCACGGTGGCTACATTAAGTTTCAAAAGTGATGGAGGAAAGAAACGATTATCAAGAAAACCTGTTTAACGCTTTGACCGCACTTAATGGTCTTTTGCAGACCAGAGAGATGTGCAACGACGACAAAGCCGTTATCAAGGTAAACAGATTCCGTAAATGGTTGATAGACCGAATCGAATCTGAAAAGGTAAGTGAGTAACAGTTTATAATAAGTTTAACATTTAAATTTTATCAATTATGTTTAGTTTTAGTAACACATTCAACAAGGCTTCTTTTGGTATTGACACCAAGGATTATGAGTACATCAAGTTAGCAGACGTGGCAAAGGGTTCTTCACCCGATGAGATTCACCCTATCAACGGTCTGTACGTTCATGGTTCTACTTTGGGTGATTCACCTGTAGTTATTGACGTACAGGCAAAGAAGTTGGTAAATATGCCAAAGCACTTGGGCGAAACATTCCGTGAGATTCTCGCAAACACAGAAGCAGTACAGGCAATTAAGGACGGTAAGGTAGGTTACACCATCTACACTTACGAGTCACACGCTAAGACCTGTTACGGAATCAACTTCGTTGATATTAAGTAGTATTGAAGTTTCACACACAGGGCGCACTTATTCTTTTTAGGTGTGCCCTTTAATTTTAAGTAGTTATGGGTATGAATCCTATTGGCTTTAGTGGAAGAACGTTCTCGTTCAACAAAGCCGTAATTAAGCAAAGAATCATCGAAGCAAAGATGAGTTCGCCAGAATACAAAGCCGAGATAAGAAGAATCTTTCAACAGGCAAACAGACGTATTCAGAATATCGAATCAAAGGGGCTTGTATCGCCAGCAGTGATGGCGTTGAACAAAGGTGATATAAAGGGCTTCACCAAGTTTTCAATGAAACACGATTGGGAAGACCTTAAAGCCGAGTACGCAAAGGCGGTGGGGTTCTTACGTCAGCCTACATCGACCGCCACAGGTGTACGAGAATACAACAACCATTTGATGGACGCATACGACCTTACAGAAGACGAGTTTAATTTGATGGCTGACAAGATACAGGAAAAGTTCTTGTCTGTGTCTGATGAAAACTTCGTGGAACAGTACTTGATGAGATACAAGGATTTCACAGGTGAACTTGAAACAGAAGCAGCAGACGTTTCAGACCAAATAGAAACAGACGCTGCAAGGTTGGAACAGGCTATCGAACAGGATTTGGAAAAAGACGCTCAAAATGTGTTGGACTATGCCAACAGTATTAAAAGTGGAATAATGAGTACTTTAAAGAAATTTGGTCTATAATGAAAAAGAAAAAGAATTTTTGTTTGCACGGTGAAGTCTATTCACCCCAAGAAATAATAACCGTCCTTAACTTGGCGGTTGATGAATCCTGTTTGCATGGAAACAACAAGAAACAAAAGTTCTTTGACATTCCTGTATGCTTCGACATCGAAACCACTTCTTTTTACAAGAACGGTGACGAATACCTGTCTTATGAGCAGTACACCAAATTAGGCGTGAAGTTGGAAAAGTGTTCCTGTATGTATGTTTGGCAATTTGGAATAAACGGCTATTGTATAGTCGGGCGTACTTGGGAAGAATTTACCGAAATGATGGAAACGATTTCCGAGTATTTGCAGCTATCAGAAAACAGGCGTTTGATTGTGTACGTTCATAACTTGGCGTATGAGTTCCAATTTATCAGACAACGTTTCACGTGGAACAAAGTCTTTTCAATAGACCTAAGAAAACCGATTTACGCCATCACAGAATCGGGTATCGAATTTCGTTGCAGCTATCTTTTGTCGGGCTATTCCTTGGCAAAGTTGGGCGGTCAACTTACGAAGTACAAATGCGAAAAGATGGTGGGCGACCTTGATTATTCCTTGTTACGTCACAGTAAGACACCGCTAACAGAAAAAGAAATGGGCTATTGCCTTAATGACGTTAAAGTGGTGATGTGCTATATACAGGAAATGATAGAACGTTACAAGGGAATCACACATTTGCCGGTTACCAAAACAGGCTTTGTAAGAAAGTACTGTCGCAAACATTGTCTGTACTGTGAAGACGAGTTCGGGAAGACCGTGCAAAATTGGTCTTACATAAACACGGTTCACGACCTAAACATAAGCGGTGTTGACGAGTTCAACACGTTGCAAAGGGCTTTTAGTGGTGGCTTTACGCACGCAAATGCGAACCACACGGACGATGTTATGACAAACGTCAGCAGTTACGATTTCACAAGCAGTTATCCTTATGTGATGGTAGCAGAACAGTTTCCGATGAGTTCGGGCGTACACGTACAGGTAAAAAGCAAAAAGCAGTTTGAATTTTTCCTGTCTGCTTACTGTTGTATCTTCGACATCGAATTTACAAAGATAATGAGTTCACAGGTACAGGACACGCCCTTGTCTGTTTCCAAATGCTTCTACAAAGAAAACGTGGTGGAAAATAACGGTCGTGTCTTTTCGGCTGACAAGGTGGTGACTACCATCACGAATGTTGACTATAACGTGTTTAAAATGTTCTACACTTGGGAAGACGAAAAGGTGGTGGATATGTGGTGCTATAAAAAGGCGTATTTGCCCACAGAGTTCGTAAAGTCTATTCTTCACCTGTACGCCAACAAGACAACTTTAAAGGGCGTAAAAGGAAAAGAAGTGGAATATTTAAATTCCAAGGAAATGTTAAACAGTTGTTACGGTATGTGTGTGACGAATCCACTACGTGATGAATTTACTTATAACGGTGAATGGGACGTAACACACCTAACATCGGACAAGATAAACGAGACCTTGGTTAAGTACAACGATAGCAGAAACCGTTTCCTGTTTTACCCTTGGGGTGTGTTTGTAACCGCTTATGCAAGAAGAAACCTGTTTACAGGAATTTACGAATGTGGTGACGATTACATATATTCGGACACCGATTCAGTCAAACTACAGAACGGTGAAGCACACGCACAGTACTTCAAAGAATATAATACGATGGTGGAATATAAACTCAGACAGGCTGCAAAATATCATAAGATAGACTTTGAACTGTTTGAACCAAAGACCATAAAGGGCGTTAACAAGTTGATGGGTGTCTGGGACTTTGAGGGTGTTTACAGTCGGTTCAAGACCCTTGGCGCAAAACGTTATATGGTTGAAGAAGAAGACGCTTTGACCGTTGGCGGTAAAAGTTACCCTGTATCTCTGACAGTAAGCGGTGTGAACAAGAAAAGCGCTATTCCGTGGTTACTTGAAACTTACGGACAAGACGGAATCTTTGAAGCATTCACCAACTATTTGGCGATACCGCCACAGGCTACAGGCAAGAACATTCACACCTATATTGACTATGAGCAACAGGGCGTGTTAACTGACTACAGGGGCGAACAGGGCGAATTTCACGAACTTTCGGGCGTGCATCTTGAAGCCACAGGATATTCACTTTCGTTGTCTGTTATGTATTTAAACTTTTTAATGGGAATCAAATTTAAAGATTAAAGATATGTTTGGAAAAAAGAGTAAAAAGCCACAGTATTACAATCTATCAGCTATTCTTGAAAAGAATGCTGATTACAACATCATTTTCGGTGAACGTTCCAACGGTAAGACTTATGCGTGTTTGGCGTATATGATTATCAACTACGTTGAAACAGGTGAACAAAGTGCATACGTCAGACGATGGCGTGAAGACTTGAGGGGAAAACGTGCTGAATCCCTGTTTGCGGGTCACGTTGCCAACGGCTTTGTGTCACAGGTAACGAACGGTAAGTACAATGAAGTATTTTATTTATCGGGTAAATGGTTCTTGTCTTACTACGATAGCAACAAGGGCAAACGCTTCCCCGATGATAAGCCGTTCTGTTATGGCTTCTGTCTGTCAGAACAGGAACACGACAAGTCAACAAGTTACCCGATGATAACCACGGTCGTGTTTGATGAGTTCATAACAAGGCGTTATTATTTGCCCGATGAATTTATGTTATTTATGAACGTACTTAGTACGATTATCAGAAACCGTTCCAACGTCCGTGTGTTTATGCTTGGTAACACGGTAAACAAGTTCTGTCCGTACTTTGGTGAAATGGGTCTGAATAACATACAGAATATGCCACAGGGAAATATCGACCTGTACCGGTTCGGTGAAGACGGTGCAACGGTGGCGGTGGAATATTGCGACACCTTGGAAAAGGAAAAGCCGTCAAACAAGTACTTCTGTTTCGGAAATGAGGCTTTGCAGATGATTACGGGCGGTAAATGGGAACTTGCAGTTTATCCGCACCTACCAAAGAAGTACAAGCCAAAGGACGTGCTTTTCACTTACTTTATAGAGTTCAACGGTACGGTGTTACAGGCTAATATCATACAGGTTGATGACGAGTGCTTCACCTACATTCACGCCAAAACGACACCTATCAAGGACACCAACAACAGTTTGATTTATTCGCTTACGATGAACGGAAAACCGAACTACAAAAGAAAGTTGATAAGTACTGCAACGGAACTTGAAGCCAAGGTCGCCCGATTCTTTGCAACAGATAAGGTTTTCTATCAGAACAACGAAATCGGTGAAATTGTACGTAATTATATTATGACAAGCGCAAAAAATAATATTTTGAGTGTTAAATAATGAAAATCTTGCTTAGATACGGATTTTTATTCGTATCTTTGCAAAAGATTTAAAATAATAAGAAATTATGGGTATGGACGAAGTTACATCATTAATAAGCAACGTTGGTTTTCCGATTGCGGTATGTGTCGCCCTGTTTTATTTTATGATGAAACAAGAAGACAAGCACAAAGACGAAACCGACAAGTTAAGTGCTACGGTTGAAGCAAACACGAAAGTTTTGACGGAACTTTGCACATTAATTAAAACTTTAGTAAAATGAAGAATTTAGATAATATCTATACGCACTATCAAGCACAGGTGAAGACCAAGGACGTTGCCGTAACGTCTTTTATGGAGCATACACTTGCCATCACTCAGTCGATGTTCAAGTACGATGGTCTTCCAGACACTATCCCACAGGTGGAACTTGAACGCCTGTTACAGGAAAGTGGAAACTGTGCAGTCGCAAAGGTCGGTGAAGACCTGTACGCCCTTGGCGGTTCTACAGGTGGAGATTGTGACGCATACGGTCGCCCTTTGGACTACATCGTGGCAAACCCTTGGTTAAAGTTGAACAAGACGTACAGAATCGGTTCTGATTGCGTACTGATGAAGAACGACACCAACGGTCAAAGCCTGTTGCCTATCATCGGCAAATTTGCGGTTCTATACACAGACGGTCTTATTTCGTTGAACACGGCTTCGATTCTGACACGTATCACTATGCTGATAAGTGCTTCTGATGATAAGACCAAACAGAGTGCAGACGAGTTCTTGAAAAAGATTCTCAACGGTGACTTTTCAGTAATCGGTGAAAACAGTTTCTTCAAGGGCGTAACAATGCAGACCGCCAACGTTTCAAACAGTCAATACATAACACAGTTGGTTGAACTCGTACAGTATTATAGGGCTTCAATGCTAAACGAACTTGGCTTGAACGCCAACTATAATATGAAACGTGAACGTTTGAACCTTGGTGAAGTTTCAATGAACGTGGACGTTCTTTTGCCTTATGTGGAAAATATGCTGAATAGCAGACGTGAAGCAATCAAACAGGTAAATGAAATGTTCGGAACTGACATCACCGTGGATTTAAATTCTTCTTGGAAGTTGGAACACGAAAACTTCTTGGCGTTGTCTAAGGACATCGAAAAGGTCGAAACTGAGGAAACAGAAGAAACCAAAGAAAAGACCGAAACAGAAGAAAAAGAAGAAACTTCTGAAACAGAAGAAAAAGAAGAAAAAGAAGAAACTTCTG